CCCACCCCCGCGATAAACCCCTCCAACGAAGTCGTTCATTTCGGTTTCATCATCCGCCATGCCCGATGCCATCAGCATCGCCATCAGTGTTATAGTTGTTATTGCTTTCATAGGAAAAAGTCTCTAGGTCAAACCCAGATCAGTCAAGCATGAAATTAACATCACGCCAAGTGGGAGCAGTCGGAGTGGCTCGCGTTACTGGCGCGTTGCTGCGGTGCGGGTACTCGGTGTTGTTGCCTTACGAGGACTTTTCTGGCTATGATGTAGTGGCTGAGAAGAATAATAAGTTCTTCCGCATCCAAGTTAAGACCGCGCAAACTGTAGAGGCAGGACGCACCAAGTATCGCTTCAGCACCAGCAGCGGGAATGGATTTAATATCCCCAAGCGCGCTATCAGTGGCGTGGATTACGTTGCCTGCTGGGGCATGAACGATGACCTATTCTGGCTGTTGCCAATCTCTAAGTGCAAAAGCATAACAACTAAGCTTTGCCCATCGACAGGGCAGAGTTGGCGTGTATTTCAGAACCTATGAACGACAAAGAGGCGTGGGATCAGTTTGAGGATGGGTTGCAGGATGCAAAGTCCTACGATGAGGCCATCGCGTGGGTTAAGGCAAACCAAGAAATTGTTGAGAAGATGACCATAAGAGCAATGATTAACAAATTTAATAGGGATATTAGCAACGCTAATAAGACTTGGCGTAATTAAATATACGCTCGACCTTGCGGTGGGTGGTTGGCTAGACACAACCCATGGGCAAGATCAACAGCAGGGCTAAAGGCGCAGCAGGCGAGAGAGAGTTGGCAAACTACCTGCGCGAACAGGGCTGGCAGAAGGCAAGACGCACCCAGCAGTACGCGGGCAATCCAGAAGGTGGCAGCGGGGATGTGGTCTGCGAGAATTTTCCATTTCACATCGAAGGCAAGCGTTGCCAAGCACTCAAGCCCGAAGAATGGATGGAGCAGTCCAAGCGGGATTGTCCAGCAGGCAAGATCCCAGCGGTATTCTTCCGCCGTAATGGACGCAAAGAGTGGCTAGTCATACTGACCGCCGACAGCGTGTGCGAATTAGCTCGACAAATTGCGCCAGCCAATGTGACTATCGAGTATGCAAAAACCGCAACCATTGCGCAGGGCTTTTACGTTAAGTCACCAGCTTTTGACGAACTTACCCCGACAACAACAAACCCAAATAAATAAAGGAGAAATAACATGGCACTAACAATAAGCGAGTCAGCAAAACAAGAGCGCAAACTACCAGAAGCGGGAGCTACTGTAGGCGTTCTTTACAGCATAGTAGACATGGGACACCTAGAAACAAACTTTGACAACCAAAAGAAATGGACTCCAAAAGTCCGTTTCACGTTTGAGTTGCCAGATCAAACCGATGAGTACGAGGTTGTCGAGAATGGTAAAACTACCAAGGTTCAAAAGCCTATGGTCGTTTCCATCGAGCAGACCCGCAGCCTTGGCGAGAAAGCCAGTTTGCGGAAACTGCTTGAGCAGTGGAGAGGCCAGACCTTCACCTCCAAGGAACTCCAAGCATTCAGCTTGAAGAACTTGTTGGGCAAGCCAGCTATGCTGACCTTAATCCACAAGACCAGCCAGCAGGGTCGGCAGTATTGCGCCATTGCAGGTGCATCTAAACTCCCCAAGGGAATGAAGGCACCAGCCAGCACCATCAACGATACTATTTATTATGAAATCGAAGATGGTGAAGGCGGTCAGTTCAACGATATGCCCGATTGGTTGCAGGAGAAGATCCGTGCTTCCAAAGAGTTTGCGACCGCTGCGGGCAAGTCCACGGCCACTAAGGTCGAGGTGGACGCAGACGGCAACACGATGCCGTTCTAATTGTAATGGCTCTTACAATCACATCAAAAGAGCCTACCAATTCCCGTCTGGTCCAAACGGATCAGGCGGGACATTGGTACTCAGAAAAAGGCGAGTCTGCCCATGTCATTATAGGGGCTAACGGCAAGGAAAGAAACACAACAGTAGCCGATGCGCGCAAGCTGGGTTTATACCCTAGCGTCACTTCGATTTTGTCTATTTTGGATAAGCCACAATTGACCAGTTGGAAAATTGAACAAGCAATTATGTCATCATTGACATTGCCAAAGGAGGAAAATGAAACGCTCGAAACCTACGCTCGAAGAGTGGTTAAGGACTCTAAAGAATCAACAACGAAGGCAGCTGAGCATGGCACGCTCATGCACGAACAGGCAGAGAATATCCTTATGGGACGTGATACTACCAAAGACCCAATCTTACAGCCCTACATCGCCACGTTTAAGAAGTGGGCAGAAGAAAACGTGGAAAAGACCTACTGGTGCGAGAAAGCACTTGTTGGCGCAGGGTATGCTGGAAGATGTGACGCATACGTCAAACTACGGGGTGTTGGTGACGCTATCGTTGACTTAAAGAATCGGAAAGTTAATCCAAAATATGAGCCATTCTATGACACGGACTGCGCCCAAATTTTTGCTTACTTGTCAGCTTCCGAAAACCCTAAAGCAGCAGGCGTGTCAATCGTGCTGGCATCAAATGATCCAAGTAAGATCATAACTAAGGTTTGGGATAAAGACGAACTCTACCAAGCTGGTATTGCTTTCTGTGCAATGCAGAAAGTATGGGCTTGGGTTAAGGGTTACACGCCTCCTGGGATGAAGCTATGATCGACCCACAAGATGTACTGTGGCTAGAGGAATTGCTGGACCAAGTTTATAGGAGTCTTGCCAAATGACTGACTGGAGTTTAATCGCCCAAGCATGGGACTTGTTCATAAAAATTACTGACATGGTTCTTCGCCTGTTGAATGCCGCCTTCTTTTTAATGATTGCGTGGTTAACTATCAAGGAATGGAAGAAATGACTGCGCCGAGCATAGCCGAGATGGGGGATGCTGCTGGCGAGATCATCTGGCGGGTTATGGGCAAGGGATCAGACAAGTCTGCCTACGGCGATTGGCTGGAGAAGGATAGGCCGACTCACGATTATCATATCGCCAGAGCCGTGCGTCACCTGGCCACAGCGCAGATGCAACTCCACAAATCCACGCCCTGTCCTGATAATAACGGAGAGACAAGTGTTGACCACTTGGAGCGCGCACTGGTAAGAACATTGTTTGTGTTAGCACAAATAAAGAAAGAGGTACCAAGATTATGATTATGGAAGATGTAAGCGTTGATTTTGAATTTAATGGAGAAAAGTATACTGCGTATGGCAACGCGGAGATTGATACTATCACCGAGGATATTGGTCCAGTTGGCTATAGGGAACATTACTTTGCCGAGGTGGTCAACAATGTGACTATGTCAAAAATTGAAATTTCAAATGCTACTGAGGACATAAAGAATCCAAGCAAGGAATTGCTGGAAAAGGCTGATGACCTTTTGTCCATTCAGGCAACAGAAGATTTTGACGCTGGCAAATGAAATTGGCTCTGTCATGGCTGCTCTACTTTTTGGGTGACATAATAAGTCGTACGCTTTTGCGTACGGGTCTTGGCTACGGCCTATACAAGACGCTGATGCTTTGGTCGGTCGAACTGGATGACAAGTTTAATGTGTGGAAAGAAGTTAAACCGAAGCGGAGGAAGAAAAAATGAAACAAGCAATGGTGACGCAATCGTTTGGTGAGGACTGGCAGAAGATTCTGGATCTGACTAGGCCACGCATGGAGGCGTACTGCAAGCGTCACAACTGCGATTTCATTTTGATTGACAAACCCCTAACCCATCCGATGCAGTATTCTAAATCTGCCATTGGAAACATCATGGCCACTAAGGGCTATGACCAGGTGACATTCGTTGACGCTGATGTTTTGATTACAGCCGATTGCCCCAAGCTGTCCGATGACGCTGGGGTGTTCTGCGCCTTTGACGAAGGAGCTTATCTGGATCGCAAGCCAGAGATGGTCAAACTGGCTGGAGCTTTCGGAGGGATGATCGAGCCTAAGTTCTACGTCAACACTGGCGTTTTCGTCGTTCATACCAAGGCGGTTGGTGTCTTGTCGATGCCCCCAATCGGCCTGCACCCTAACCACTTCGCCGAGCAGACCTGGCTTAACGTCATGGCGCACCTGTGGGAAATTCCCCTAACCGAGCTTGACCCGTCCTTTAACTGCATGACCAGCGTTGAGTCACATTTTGGACTAGACCGCTACAAGGATGCGATGATTATTCATTACGCTGGGCAGTCGAATGATCTGGTTAAGTTGGCTGGCCAGATTAAAGAAGACGATGCGAAGCTGGTGGGGTTGGGTAGGTGAGGTCCACGCACCTTTGTCGTGGTGATTATGACGAGAGGTTGCAACAGTTGGCTGGAGAGGTTGCGCTGCAAGCCATCCGTGATCTGCGGATGCTACGCAAGCGAGGGATGGTTAAGGGCATGAAGATCATTA